TGTAAAGTTAGATGAAGAAGGTGGTGGAAGTTCTCTTAACTATTTCTTTAGTGATCCATCTATTGTTACATCACCAAAGACAGATATAACCATGCCTTCTGTAGATGTTGAATTTACATTTACACAAGATACTTTTAATCAAATTATGAAAGCATCAGCTGTTCTTGGTACACCAGATGTTGAAGTAAAAGGTACTGCTGGTGGTGATGTTAATCTTGTTGTAACAGATCGAAAGAATGATACATCAAATGATTTTAGTATGAAGGTTGGTGAAAATTCATCAAGTACTTTTTCACACTTTTTCAAAGTTGAAAATCTAAAACTTCTAAGTGGTGACTATAACGTACAAGTTTCCAACAAAGGAATATCACATTTCAAAAACATATCGAAAGATGTAGAATATTTTATCGCCCTTGAGGCCTCCTAATGCTTAATAAATTTCCAGTTATACTATTGTTAGTTGCAATTATTGTATTGACATTAGTAACTGTTACTGTTAGTTTATTTTAAGTTTAGGAGTATATAATGAATGATGTGATTTTGTGGGTGGAGAAGTATCGTCCATCCAAGATAAGTGATTGTATTCTTACAGATGATCTTAAAACAACTTTTCAAACATTTGTAAATGAGGGTCATGTTCCCAATTTACTATTGTCTGGTGGGCCTGGTGTAGGGAAAACAACAATTGCAAAAGCAATGTTGAAAGAACTAGATGCAACCTACATGATGATAAATGGTTCTGAAGAGTCTGGTATTGATGTTCTTAGGAATAAAATCAAAAACTTTGCCTCAACTGTTTCTATGGATGGTAAAAGAAAGTTCGTAATTCTAGATGAGGCTGACTATCTAAATCCACAATCAACTCAACCTGCTTTACGTGGGTTTATAGAAGAGTTTCATAAAAATTGTGGATTTATTCTTACTTGTAACTTTAAGAATCGTATTATAGAACCACTACACAGTAGATGTTCTGGAATCGAATTTCGTATTCCAAAATCTCAAAAACCAATACTTGCTAATGAGTTCTTTAAAAGAGTTACTACTATTCTGACACAAGAGAATGTTCAGTTTGAACCAAAGGCTGTTGCTGGTGTTGTTGAAAAATATTTTCCAGATTGGAGAAGAGTTCTAAATGAACTACAAAGATATTCTGCATCTGGAACAATTGATTCTGGTATTCTAGTAAACATATCAGAAACAAACATGAGAGATCTGGTATCTTTTCTAAAAGATAAAGATTTTAAATCCATACGTAAATGGGTTGCAAATAATCTGGATAATGATCCATCAAGAATGTATCGAAAAGTTTATGATACATTATATGATGAAATTGATCCCAATACAGTTCCACATATGGTTCTTGCAGTTGCAGATTATTCTTACAAGTCAGCCTTTGTTGCAGATCAAGAGATTAATATGCTTGCATTTATGATTGAGATAATGTCACAAGTGAGGTTCAAATGAGTAATGATGTAAAAGAAGTTGCACAGAAACAAGCAGAAGAAGCGTATGTTGGATTTATTAAATTTAGTAAATATATAGCTTATGGAAGTATACTGTTTCTATTGATTGTTGCAAGATGTAATTTTGGAGCAGATGGTACTGGCGGCACTGGAAATCCAGATTTATATCCACAATACTTGGAACGTATGGGTATAAAAGAATGAGTTATGAACTTAAAGAGTATCTAAAAAGTATTAATCAAACAAAGGAAAATCTGATGGATTCAGATGATCCTATGTGGGAAAAGAAGTATTCACCTTATATCATTAATAAGTGTATTGCACCCTTTAATGATACAATTATGTTTGTGAATGAAATCAATATGCGTCATCACCTTGAAAATAAACTACAATATGATTTTTTACTAAATACTATTAGACCTAAAAATAGGTTTGCGCCTTGGGTACGAGGTAGTAAAATAAAAGACTTGGAGTTTATAAAAGAATATTATGGTTATAGTAATGAAAAGGCTAAAGTTGCTCTTCAGATACTTAGTAATGACCAGATAAAAACTATCAAGAATAGTTTGAGTAAAGGTGGAAGAAAATGAACAATATTGAATGGCATCAAGATAAGATGCTAGAAGTAAAACTAAAAGAACCAGATGACTTTCTAAAGGTTCGTGAAACATTATCTAGGATTGGTGTTGCATCTCGTAAAGAGAGAAAACTATATCAATCATGTCATATACTTCACAAACAAGGTAGATATTTTATAGTGCATTTTAAAGAACTATTTGCACTTGATGGTAAAGGTACAAACATTTCAGAGAATGATGTATCTAGACGAAACTCTATTGCATCTCTTTTAAGTGATTGGGGTTTGGTTGAAATAATTGGTGATAGTGAACCAAAAGCACCATTGTCACAAATCAAAGTTATTTCTTTTAAAGAAAAACATGAATGGACATTGGAAACAAAGTATAATATAGGGAAGAAAAAACTAGATTAGGAGTCGTTATGAAATTTAGAGATAAGATGATTAAAGCTATGAAAGACCATGCAAAAGGTCATATAGCAAAACACGCTATGAATGTTGAAGTCTACTTTAGAAATGCAGCTGGAATTGGTGGTGAGGGAAATGCAGATGTTCTTGAAGAGATAGAAAAAGAACTTGATGTAGTTGCAAGATACCATGATCAAATAGAAATGTTAGATAAGTATTTTGTAGATGAATCTACACAACAAAATTTATTTGAAGATATGGATTGACAATTACACTAAAAAGTGATATAACTATATTATGAAATTTTATACTCATGTTGCTCAATGGGGTAACAATCTACTAGTTCGTGCAGTTGAGAATGGTGTTCGTTCAAACTTCAAAGTAAAGTATGAACCTACACTATTTGTTCCTGTAACAAAAGAAACTAATTGGAAAACATTGGATGGTCGTAATGTCAATCCAATGAAGTTTCTTACAATCAAAGAAGCAAAAGAATTTGTACAGCTGTATGAAAGTCAACCACATTTAGTTTGTGGTATGACACAGTTTCCATATTCATACATATCCGAAACATATCCTAATCAAATACAGTACGATACATCTCTACTTAGAATTGTAACGATTGATATTGAGGTTGAGTGTGAGAATGGATTCCCAAATGCAGATCAAGCTGCAGAACCAATGTTGTCTATTACTATAAAGAAACATGATACTGGCAAGATTATTGTTTGGGGTTTACATGAGTATCATAATGACAGAAAAGATGTAAAGTATATTCGTTGTCAAAACGAAAGAGAACTTCTTACACAATTTTTGAATTGGTGGGAACATGACTATCCAGATATAATTACTGGTTGGAACACAGAGTTTTTTGATATTCCATATATATGTAATCGTATTAATACTATACTTGGTGAAGATGCAGTTCGTAAACTTTCGCCTTGGGGTATTGTGAGTTCCAGATTAGTCAATAGTGGTTTTGGTAAGAAAGATCAAGTGTATGATATTGTTGGTGTTGAAGAGATAGATTATTTACAACTATATCGTAAGTTTACTTATTCTGCACAAGAGTCATACAGACTAGATCATATTGCATTTGTTGAACTAGGTGAACGTAAAGATGAAAACCCATACGAAACATTTCGTGATTGGTATACAAAAGATTATCAATCATTCTTAGACTATAATATTCAAGACGTTGAACTTGTTGATCGTATTGATGATAAGATGAAATTGATTGATCTTATATTGACTATGACATATGAGGCTAAAGTTAATATGTCTGATTCATTTACCTCTGTTAAGTATTGGGATATTCTTATATACAATCATTTACGTAAGAGTAATATTGTTATACCACAGAAAACATCAACAAAGAATAAGTCTGAAAAGTATATTGGTGCATATGTGAAAGAGCCTCAAGTAGGACAACATAAATGGGTATTATCTTTTGACCTAAACAGTTTGTACCCACATCTAATTATGCAGTATAATATATCACCAGAAACACTAGTGAACAAAACTGTCAATCTAGGTAAAACTCCTATTGATGATTTAGTTAAAAAGAAAACTGGTTTGGATTCTTTCAAAGGAACTAACTATGCATTGACTCCAAATGGTGCAATGTTCAGAAAAGATAAACAAGGGTTTCTTGCAAAGATGATGCAAGATATGTATAATGATCGTACTATCTACAAAAAGAAAATGTTAGATGCAAAACAAAAGTATGAAGATACAAAAGATCCAAAGTATCTAAAAGATATATCTAGGTTCAATAATATTCAGATGGCTCGTAAGATTTCTCTAAACTCTGCTTATGGTGCGATTGGTAACGAATGGTTTAGATACTATGAACTTATGATTGCAGAGGGTATTACAACTTCTGGTCAATTGAGTATCAGATGGATCGAAAGAAAACTAAACGAGTACATCAATAATGTTCTCAAAACAAAAGATAAAGATTATGTAATTGCATCAGATACAGATTCTGTTTATATCAGATTTGATGAGATCGTAAATCATGTATTCAAAGGCTGTAGTGATACACAGAGGATTGTAAACTTTCTAGACAAGATTGCAAGTGAAAAGATAGAACCATTTATTGAAAAGTCCTATCAAGAACTTGCAGATTATGTAAATGCATATGACCAAAAGATGCAAATGAAAAGAGAAGTGATTGCAGACAAGGGTATCTGGACAGCAAAGAAAAGATATATTCTAAACGCATGGGATGTTGAGGGTGTTCGTTATCAAGAACCACAACTTAAAGTTATGGGCCAGGAGATGGTCAAGTCATCTACGCCTGCACCTTGTCGTGAGAAGATGAGAGAAGCAGTTAAGATTATTATGAGTGGAACTGAAAAAGATGTAAACGATTTTATTCAAGAGTTTCGTGAAGAGTTTATGAAACTTCCACCAGAAGAGATTGCATTTCCAAGATCAGTAAATGGTTTGAGTAAATGGAGTAGTGGTCATGCAATATTTAAAAAGGGCTGTCCAATCCATGCTAAAGGGGCAATATTATATAATCACTTCCTACGACAAAAGAAACTTACAAACAAATATCCTCTAATACAAGAAGGTGATAAGATTAAATTTATAAACATAAGAACACCAAATCCTATGTCATCTAATGTTATATCTTTTTTTACAAAATTACCAAAAGAACTTGACATTCACAAATATTTAGATTATGATATGCAGTATGAGAAGGCCTTTGTTGAACCTCTGACTTTTATTATGGATCAGATTGGTTGGAACATTGATCGTTCTTATGGAAAGCAAACCACACTTGAGGATTTCTTTAGTTGATATTAGAACGTAAAGATGCAATTTATGTAGCACAAAAGTTGATGAATTATTTCAAAGACTTCAATCGTATTGATGATTATTTTCGTGCAAGAAAGATTGAAAGAGTAAAAGATATACCATCACCATTACCAGGCATGGCTTTGGAAGATGACTTATTTCAAAACTTTGATATGCATCCAGAAGATATGAATTTTGAAGTGGTACAAATACCTACAAAGTTATTTGATACTTTACTTGAAAAAACTGCATCATTTAGTCCAGACGAAAATCCTGGCAAAACATTAAAGGTAGTTGTTAAGGAAACAAATACAAATACTGTAGCTGGATTTATTCGTTATGGTTCACCTCTTATAAATTCTAAACCAAGAAATGATTATCTTGGTGGTGTTCCAGATCTTGACATATTTAACAAACGTGCAATTATGGGATTTAATATTGTTCCTGTACAACCATTTGGTTTTAATTGTTTGGGTGGTAAACTACTTGCAGCTATTTGTTGTTCCCATGCAACTCGTAGAATGTTGAATAACAAATATGATACAGAGTTTTGTTTGTTTGAAACTACATCTTTATATGGTAATATCAAGGGTACATCTATGTATGATGGTATGCGTCCGTATTTAAGATACAAGGGTGATACTGAGTCCAAGTTTTTACTAACACTTGGTGAAGAAATATATCCAGAACTAAAAGATTGGTTTACTGAAAAGAATGGTGGTGAAGAACTTATACATAAAGGTGCATCTAGTAGAAAGTTAAAGATGCAAACTAAAATGGTCGGTATAATTAAATCTTCACTTAAAGAACATGACACTAAAGCCTTTGAACTTTTTTCTAATGAAATTGCAAAGGCAAGTGATGTTACAACCAATAAAAGATTTTATATGTCAACATATGGATATGAAAATGCAAGAGATGTATTACTTGGTAAAACAAATACCTTAACAAAAGCAGAAAATTATGATAGGTTTGAACTTGAAAATGTAATTACATGGTGGAAAAAACTTGCAACTAAACGATATAATAATATTGTTGCAGATGGTAGAGTTCGTAAAGAACTTGAGGTTTGGAACAAAGATACTATGAATAAAATTGACATTGTGAGGTAGAAATTGAGTTTACAACAATTTTTAGATGATGATGTTGATTTATCAAAAGTGAGTAAATCTATATATCAAATATTAGTTGCACCAAATGTAACGTGTGCTTCTAATTTAGATAAAGATTCTTATGTATTGGTTATGGAAAATGTAATTAAATCTTTAAATAAAATAAGAGATGATTTATTTTTTCATATTCCAATAACTAGTTATACAAAAAGATTAGATTTTGAAAATACACAACAACATATTATAAAGATACCAAGTTTTCCAAATACTATGCGTTGTCACTATGATGTTTTTACATGGAATCAATTTTTAGATACTAGAAAAACAGAAGTAGATATAATATGGACACATCTACCAGAACAAGCATCAAATATTAGAAACCATATAGTTAATTTATATGGAACAGATATTCCTATAGTTTGTTATTCTCACTGGATTGAATCCAAAGAATTTAATCCTGGCCTTACTACTTCAATGTATCATAATAATATTACTGGAATGTTACAAGTAAAAAAATGTGGATTAAATACACAAACACAAATTGATGCAATATTAGAAGAAGCAGAAGAACATTACTCTCAAAAAACAATTGACAAACTCAAAAATATTATGATACCTTTATATCTTGGTATAGAAGATGATAGAATATCTAAAACAGTAAACACTAATACTGATAAAATAATAGTATTTAATCATAGACCAAATGATTATAGAGGTTGGAAACCTTTTTTAAAGGTAATTAAAAAATTAAGATCTCAAAGACAAGACTTTAAAGTTTTTTGTTCTATGTTAACTGCAAATGCATTTAAACATTTAAATCACGAATTGGGTGAAGATTATAAATCATATTTTGATACTGAAGGCCCAGATAGTAGAGATGAATATATGAAAAAACTTTCTGAATGTAGAGTTGGTTTTCATGCTGGAACTCGTTGGGCTATGTCATCACAAGATGGTTTATGTAATGGTGTTCCTTATGTATTTGAAATAGGAAAAGAAACAAGTGAACTATTTGGTGACAAAATGGAAATAGGTTTTTCTGATTTTTCACAATCGTTAGATTTGTTAAATAAAATGTTAGATGACAATGATTTTAGAAATAAACAATCACAATTTGCTTTAGACCATTGTTCAAAAGTTCATAGTTGGAATAATAGAATTAAACCATTTAATAATATGTTACAAGAACAACTTGATAATTGTAAAATTATCAAAGAAGGTGAAAGAAAAAATGACATAGTAAATTATGTAAAAAAGAACAAACAAGTTTCCACTAAACAAATAAGAGATTGGCTTGGTTGGGGTAAACAAATAGAGTTTAGCAGATATAGAAATTATCTTAGAACTATAGATGGTATATATACTACTGTAATTAATAAAAAAGAATATTACATATACAATATGAGGTAAAAATGATTATAGAAGAAGATACCAAACTAGATTTTTCTGATGTATTAATCAGACCAAAAAGATCAACTCTTAAATCAAGAAAAGAAGTAAATTTATTCAGATCTATGGACTTTAGAAATGCTAAAGGACATGATAGACGTTTTTATGGAATACCTATCATTGCATCTAATATGGATGGTGTAGGTACTATGGAGATTGCAGATATTTTAGCTTCAGAAAGAATGTTTAGTTGTTTGGTTAAAACATATAATACAAATGAATTAGTTGAATATTTTGATGCAGATGTATTAGGACAAGATGCATTTGATATATATCCAATGAGAACCGAACACGTTGCAATGTGTATTGGTGCAACTGAAGAAGAATATCTAAAGTTCAGAGATGTTTATGAACTTACTGATGGTAAAATAAAATATTTGTGTGTTGATGTTGCAAATGGTTACACAGAAATGTTTAGTAACTTTATATATAATATAAGAGTTAATCATCCAGAACTAGTCATTATTGCTGGTAATGTTGTAACTGCCGATATGACACAAGAACTAGTATTAAATGGTGCAGATATAATAAAGGTTGGTATAGGGCCTGGTTCTGTTTGTACAACAAGAGTTCATACTGGAATTGGTTATCCACAACTATCTGCAATTATAGAATGTGCAGATGCCGCTCATGGGTTAGGTGGTCAGATAATCGCAGATGGTGGTTGTACTACTAGTGGTGATATTGCAAAAGCATTTGGTGGTGGTGCAGATTTTGTTATGTTAGGGGGTATGTTAGCTGGACATGATGAAGGTGGTGGAGAAATAATTTCTACAGAACATATTACTAGTCAAGTAAAAGGTAATGGCGAAAAGAGTTCACCTTTATTTGTTGAAGGTCAAGAAGCACATAGAAAAACTGAAAAAAGACAAATGATTCATTTTTATGGAATGAGTTCTACGATTGCAAATGATAAACATTTTGGTGGGTTAAAAGATTATCGTGCAAGTGAAGGTAAAGAAGTTATGATACCTTACAAAGGCCCTATTAAAGATACCATACAACATATACTTGGTGGATTGAGATCTACTTGTACTTATGTTGGTGCAAAACAAATAAAACACTTGACAAAGTGTACAACATTTGTTAAAGTAAACAAAACCCATAATACAATATTTGGAGATTCTAATGGAAGGTGATTTATTAACAGATTATGAAGAGTTCGTTAATGAGGTAACGAGTCAAGCTTCAAAAAGTCCTAAAAACTTTATAGACGAAATTGATAGGATTGAAGAACAAGGAGTTAATCCAGCAAGACTTTTAACTGCAAGTGTAGGTTTGTCTGGTGAAAGTGGTGAATTTAGTGATATAGTAAAGAAGGTAGTATTTCAAGGTAAAGAAATAGATGATGATGTAGTTAAACATCTTAGGTCTGAACTTGGTGATATCATGTGGTATGTAGCACAAGGGTGTTTGGCTTTAGATACAACTATTGAAGAATTAATAGATATTAATACTGCGAAACTTGAGTCTAGATATCCTGGCGGTTTCTCAATGTTTAGATCTGAAAATAGACGTAAGGACGATATATAAATGGATTTTTTAAAAGAGATTGTAAAAACAACTGGTAATGAGTATGCAGCTTTAGTTTCAGATGGTGTAGAAGCAGGGGATGTAGATTCATTTATTGACTCTGGTTCTTATATCTTTAATGCATTATTGTCTGGTAGTATCTATGGTGGATTACCAAGTAACAAGATAACTGCAATCGCTGGTGAAAGTGCAACAGGTAAAACATTTTTTGTCATGGGTATGGTCAAAAGTTTTCTAGATGCAAATCCAGAAGCTGGTGTTTTATACTTTGAATCAGAATCTGCAATTACAAAACAGATGGTAATTGATAGAGGTATTGATCCAAACAGAATGGTAATTGTTCCTGTAACAACTGTACAAGAATTTAGAACACAAGCTATTCGTGTACTAGATAAGTTATTAGAACAAGGTGAATCAGATAGAAAACCTATTATGTTATGTTTAGATTCACTTGGTATGTTATCTACTACGAAAGAAGTAGAAGATACTGCTGATGGAAAAGAAACTAGAGATATGACACGAGCACAAGTTCTCAAAGCTGCATTTCGTGTATTAACTTTGAAACTTGGTCGTGCAAAAGTACCAATGGTTGTTACTAATCATACTTATGATGTTGTTGGTTCTATGTTTCCCACAAAAGAAATGGGTGGTGGTTCTGGACTAAAGTATGCAGCTTCATCTATTGTATATCTTTCAAAGAAGAAAGAGAAAGATGGAACTGAAGTCATAGGTAGTATCGTGCATTGTAAAAATGCAAAATCAAGACTTACAGTAGAAAACAAAATGGTTGATGTAAGATTAACCTATACTAAAGGTTTAGATAGACATTATGGATTACTTGACCTTGCACTCAAGTATGGTATATTTAAATCTGTTTCTACAAGAATAGAATTACCAGATGGTTCAAAAACATTTGGTAAGACAATAAATAATGATCCTACTAGGTTCTTTACTGAAGATATTATGAAACAGTTAGACGAGTGTGCAACAAAAGAATTTAAGTATGGAAATAAAGCTGAGGAAGTTGTAGATGGTAGTTCTGAGCAGACTTGATATATCAAGATGTTATAAGTTTGTAGCCAGTGAAGAAGAGAATAATAAATGGCAAGGCATACAACTTTTAGAATCAACTGGTAAGTATAAAGATATCATATACAAATATGGTAAGGTAAAATTCGCAAAGAAAGAAACTGATAAGGGTGAAATGCCCTTGACATTTCATTATGATCTGATATATTCAAAAGATATATCTGGAAAAGAATTACAAGAAGATTTAGAATTTAAAAATCTAATTGGTGATGTACTTATAGATATCATGGAAAAACAACTAGAGGATAACAGCTTACAATATGTCAATTCAACAAAACATTGAACGAACAACATTATCAAACTTAATATCTAATGAACCTTATGCACGTAAGGTTTTACCATTTCTAAAACCAGAGTATTACTCTGATATGCATGATCGTGTTATATTTGAAGAGATAAATAAGTTTATAGAAAAGTATGGTAATCTTCCTACTAAACAAACACTATCAATTGAATTAGATAATAGAAAAGATTTAAACCAAGAACAGTTTAATAAAGTATTAGAGATTATAGAAACTCTAAACAAACATGATGTTGATATGCAATGGCTAGTTGATACGACAGAAAAGTTTTGTAAAGACAAGGCAGTATATAATGCAATCATTAGTGGTATACAAATCATTGATGGAAAAGATAAACAACATACTGCTGAAGCAATTCCAAGTATTCTAACAGAAGCACTTGCAGTTGCATTTGACCAAAATGTAGGACATGATTATGTCGAAAATGGTAAAGAACGATTTGAGTTCTACCATAAAAAAGAGGAAAGGATGGAGTTTGACCTTGATTATTTTAACAAAATAACTAAGGGTGGACTACCACAAAAAACACTAAACATTGCACTTGCTGGAACTGGTGTGGGTAAATCGTTGTTCATGTGTCACATGGCTGCGTCTACACTTATGCAAGGTAAAAATGTTTTGTACATAACAATGGAGATGGCAGAAGAACGTATTGCAGAAAGAATTGATGCGAATCTAATGAATATAACTATGGATGAATTGCATGAATTACCTAAGAAAATGTTTACTGATCGTCTTTCAAAAATACAAAAAAAGACCAATGGAAAGTTAATTATCAAAGAATATCCAACTGCGTCTGCCCATACTGGACACTTTCGTAGTTTGATAAAAGAACTTGCACTCAAGAAGTCATTTAAACCAGATATTATTTTTATTGATTATTTGAATATATGTGCATCATCAAGATTTAAGGGAAACGCAAATGTTGGTTCTTACTTTTATATCAAAGCGATTGCAGAAGAACTTAGGGGCCTTGCAGTTGAAAATATTGTTCCTATTATGTCAGCGACACAAACTACTAGAAGTGGATTTTCGTCAAGCGACATTGGGTTGGAAGATACATCAGAAAGTTTTGGTTTGCCTGCTACGGCTGACCTTATGTTTGCACTCATTTCTACAGAGGAACTAGAAGATTTAAATCAAATAATGGTGAAACAATTGAAGAATAGATATAATGATCCTAGTATGAATAAAAGATTCATTCTTGGTATAGACAGAGCCAGAATGAAATTATATGATTGTGAACAAGAAGCACAAAAGGATATAGTAGATAGTGGACAAGAGAACTCTGATAACAAAACTTTCGGATTGGGTCTTGGGAAGAGTAAGACCTATGACAAATTCACAGACATCAAGGTATAGAAAAGTGGAATATTTTATACAAGAAAATGGTACTGGTTGGAATGTAGTTGAATACCCAACTAATGATGTTGTCAGAACATTTCGTTCTAAAACAGAAGCAGACAGAGTTGCAAAAGAAATATCTAGGATTAGACCTTTTGGAAATAGTACTATTCCAGATTTTTTAAAGGATAGTGTTGACACAGTAGAATAATCATGTTATATAAATAGTATAAACTTTTTGTATAAATGGAAACTGTGTAACATGGCTAGAAATTTTTATCGTCAACTCCAACCTATCTGTGAGTCTAATAAAAAAACTTTATCAGAAGCAAAAGTACCAAAAGGTGCTGAATTTGAAAATATTATATGTGTTGCATATAATATGAAATCTTTAAATCAAACTAAAGAACAATCAATTTCTTCAGCTGAAACTAACTGGAAACCTTTGTATGACGAATGGTTAGATGTTGGTAATGAAATTGTTAAAAATTCATTTCTTAACACTACAGGAACTATGAAACACTTTGGTTCAGATAGTGCAACATTGAATCCTAAATGGGATTCTTACTTTATTAAAACTACAGGAAAATCAGCTGGTGCAACCACAAGAACTCCAAAAACAGATATGTATATTGGTAATCAACATATTAGTTTAAAAAAATATGGTGGTTCACAATTAATGTCTGGTGGAAAAGCTGAAACTCTTGCTACTCTTGCAGCTGCATATGATAATTTACCTTCTAATATAAAATCTAAAAAACTTGATGAATCTTGGAAATCTTTAACAAACAAAATAGAAAAAGAATTTGTAAAGTTTAAATTACCAGCAGGAAAAAGAATTAATGATTTTAAAACTGCAATTAAAAATGGAGTTGATGATGATTTAACAAATTTTGTAAAAGATAGATTGATTGGCCAAAAAGAACTTACTAATGCATTATCAGAACTTCTTAGTACAAAAGAAGTTAATAGAGAGGTTGTTCGTGAAGCTATGACAGGTAATCAAAAATTTAAAGAACCTCTTCCAAAAGCAAACTATATTTTAAAATTTGATGAAAAGGGTAAATCTAACTATGTAAAAATAGATGAAAAATATGTTGATTATGTTGCTTCACAAACTTCATTTAACATATCATTTAAAACTGCTGGTACAGGTAAGGGTGCTTGGACAGCTACTAAAGGTATATTTAAAGAAGCATATGATTATGCTCAAACAGAATGTATTAATGAAGGATTATTTGACAAAGTAAAATCTGGAGTAAAGAGTGGAATTAATTTTTTAAAAAATATACTTAAAAAAATGTTATTTTTTATTTGGAATAAATTCAAAAATTTATTAGTATCTGGTATAGATAAAGTTCAAGAGTTATTAGGGGTGAAAATGGATGTGTCAGGTGGTAATCCAAAGGTAAATTTCTAATGATTAAATTTAGTAATTTTTTAACTGAAGATAAGGCTGGTAAGAATTTACATCTAGAACATATCGAAGATGAAATTCTAAACTTTGGTGTGCCTGGTGGTAGAGCTGCAATCAACTTTGTTCAATCACTAAGGGATATGTTATCTGGTTCTTCAAGATCATCAGTCAATATGACAGTCAAATGGGATGGTGCGCCTGCAATCTTTGCTGGTACAGATCCTAGTGATGGTAAATTCTTTGTTGCAAAGAAATCAGTATTCAATGTTAATCCAAAATTATATAAGACAAATGCAGAAGTAGATGCAGATGTATCTGGAGATTTAAATGCAAAATTCAAAGTCGCACTTGCAGAGTTCTCAAAACTTGGAATCAAAGGAGTCCTACAAGGAGATCTCATGTACACCTCAAATGATTTATCGAAAGAAACTATTGAGGGGATATCATATTACACTTTCCAGCCTAACACTATTGTTTACGCTGTTTCTATTGACAGCACTTTAGGTAAGGTTATAAAAAGTTCTAAGATAGGAGTTGTATGGCATACAACATATACAGGAGATAATCTACAGGATATGAAAGCTTCTTTTGGTGCAAACATAAGTGGTCTTAAATCTATATCAAGTGTTTGGATGGATGATGCAACGTATAAAGATGTATCTGGTAAAGCAACAATGACAGCAAAAGAAACTGCATCAGTTACCAAGTCATTATCAAATGCTGGTTCTATGTTCCAAAAAATAAACTCATCTATGTTAAGTAAGTTTTTAAATATACAAAATACATTTACTGGTAATCTATCTGGTGCATCTTTGAAAACATATAATAATAGTAAAGTACGACAGGGTAAACCTGTATCAAATCCAAAATCTCATGCACAAGGATATGTAAGTTGGGTAGAAGATACGTTTCAAAAACAAATTGACAAATTGAAAACACAATCAAGAAAAGATGCACTAGAGAATAAAAAGAAAGAAATAGCTCGTGAATTGCAAAAACATACTTCCAATCTTACAAATGTGATCGCATTTCAAAATAATATAGTAGAAGCAAAGATGGGAATTGTAAAGAAACTAAATACTGTTAAAGGGTTAACTAACACTTTTATCAAAACTGCAAACGGATTCAAAGTAACAAATCCAGAAGGATATGTTGCAATAGATAGAATTTCTGGTAATGCAGTTAAACTTGTTGATAGAATGGAGTTTAGTTTTAATAACTTTACTGCAATAAAGGCTTGGGATAAATGAAAACATATGAAGAGTTAATGTACGAATTAGAAGAAAGAAAAGCGATGAGCGTTCTTCAAAGACGTAAGATGGGTATTCGTATGAGAAAGATGATGAAGAACCCAGCCGTTCAAGCAAAGATTGCAAGAGCAAAAAAGAAACTTGCTCCAGATTCAAAAATTTTACAACGTGCAAATAAAGCTGCAAAACAAATTATTATTAGAAAATTTGCTGGTCTACAACCAAATGAATATGCAAATTTATCTATGATGCAAAGACAAGTAATAGATGATAAAATTGTTTCAAAGAAGTCTGGTGCAATTAAAAAAATTGCAAAAAGATTAATTGTTAAGTTGAAGAAAGCAGAACTAGAAAGATTGAAGAAAGCAAGAGAGGTTGGAAACCAATGAAGAAGTTTTTAGACATTGCAGAAGCTAGAGGAGATACTGCTGTCTTTACTTTTGGTAGATTCAATCCACCAACTATAGGACATGAAAAGTTATTAGATAAAGTTGCATCTGTCGCTAAGAGTAATCCAGGCGCACCTTATTATATCTTTGCATCCCATTCAGAAAACCCAAAGAAAGATCCATTACCATACGTGAAAAAAGTTGCATATATGAAAAAGATGTTCTCAAAACATTCTAGGAATATAACAACAAGTAGAAATAGAAATGTATTTGAACTTGCTGTAACACTTCACAATAAAGGACATAAAGCAATTGTGATGGTTGTTGGTTCTGATAGAGTTACAGAGTTTGACAAACTACTAAACAAATATAATGGTGTTGAAGGTAGACATGGTTACTATGGATTTGACAATATAGAAGTTGTATCTGCTGGAGAAAGAGATCCAGATGCAGAAGGTGTATCTGGAATGTCTGCATCAAAAATGAGAGCAGCTGCATCATCAAATGATTATGATACTTTTAAATTGGGGTTACCTAAGAACTTTAATAATGGAATGTCTTTATTTAAAGATGTTCGTAAGTTTATGGGTATTCGTGAGTCTTTTATCGAACATCAAGTTAATATGACAGAAGAAGATGTTATTCGTGATATGTATGTAGAAAATAAAATATTCTGTACTGGAGATATTGTAGAAGATGAATATAGTGGTGTATCTGGTGCAATAGTTCGTAGAGGAACAAACTATCTTGTATTTGCAGAAAGTGATGGTACAACACATAAGAGATGGTTATATGAAGT